AAATCTTGTGGAGAGATGTATCCGTAGTTGTTTTTATTTAATACAGCTAAAACTGTATTTCTAATATCGTTTATCATCCTGACTATTATTTACACAAAGATAATCAAAAAAAAAAGAGGCTTACTTTTTTGTAGACCTCTCTTTATTTACTGGTATACTTAAACTAATTAAGCATTTACAATACCTGTTACAGCTTTAGGTAATTTTACAGAAAACATTGGTCTTGTCCAACTTGTAACTAATGCTGACTCAGTAGCATCTAATATAGCTGAATAAACATCATGAGCAACTTGTGCAGCAGTTGTTACTGTAGTAGCAGTTCCGTCCATGTACTTTATGACAACTGTTGTTGCAGTTGCAGTAGGTGTACCGATTGATTTTACTCCGTTAAGACTAATTAATTCATTAGTAATAGGAGCGTTTGTAACTTTAAGAAATTTTTCCATTTTATAAAAAATTTTAATGGGTTAATAAAGAACAAATATAAACAAAAAAAGAGACCTTATTTCTAAAGCCTCTAACATGAAAATAACTTATCCCCTAAAAAAGTCATTTATAGTGCAAATATAAATAAATAAATTAATTATCCAACATTTTTTCTAAATGTTTTAAAGATTCTATCCCATCATCAGATTGAAAAAATGATGACACAATATAAATAGGGTCCTCGCCATATGGTATTGTGCAAAGCCTTGTCTTATTAGTTTTGGTGTTAAAGAAAACTTCCTTGTTTTTGTTTCTGTATTTTATAAGACCCACCTCAAGAAGCTTATGTACAGTAGATTGAAGCTTCAGTACAGGGTCGTTTACAAGAGACATAAACTCTATTGGTTCTCTTTTAGCATAAACTAAAATATCTCTCTTCATCTCATCCGTGGTTATAGTAGATGGATCTTTAGAGAACAAAACCCTTGTTAATGACTCCAACTGTGGTAGCGATAAAGAACGTGCCTCTATCATTGCATCAATCTCTATATTAATATTTTCAACAACGTCTTGTGCGTCTTTAGATTTATCAAGCTCTTGAAACTTTATTCCGTTGTGTGGGTGTACCTCTAAAAATTTTTGTAAAACTTGATTGGACTTAGAAACCCTTAGAAAACCATCTTCAAAAATAACTGGTTCTATAATTGCGTTTCCATCCTGCTCATCTACAAATGGTGATTTTTGATTACGTGCGTAACGTAATTCTCTGTTTACTTCTGTTTCTGGGTCAAACCAAAGAAGTGGAAACCTTCTTGTGTGTCTTGTTGCAAGCATTAAAGATAAAGGTGCTGCGTTCCTTGTTAACTTGTAGATCTTGTCTACTCTTTGTACTTTAGTTTTCATTAGATAAAATTTAATTTAATACTTTAAAAAAGGAGCCCCTAAGAGGCTCCCTTTTCTTTTGTTTAATATTCTTAGTCTTGGAAGATAAAGAAGTTGTTTGCACCTAAAGTACATACAGCTCTTTCACTTAAGAAGTTTACCTCCATTGCATCCAAGTCAGATGTTTTTGCACCACCAGCAGAACCAGTAATCCAAGTCTTATAACGTCTGTCTTCAGTTTCTGAAGCTCTGTACCTTACGTGTAAGAAAGGTCTCTTAGCATTCTTCCCAAGGATCTGGTCGTAAACAGTTGTAGAACCTGCAGGAACTAACAATCCATTAATACTTCCTGTACCATCAACACCACCACGCATGGTTGGGTCGTTTAAGTACTTCCAGTCAGACTTGTAAAAGTCATAACCTCTACGGAATCCTGTGAATCCTAAGTTAAGAGCCATCTCCTCATCATTGTCAAAAAGACCGTATGAAGTTCCACCCGCACCGTAAGAGTTTTGAGCAGCTAACATATCGTCAATGTCAAAGCCAAAGTCTCTGTTTAAGAAAATAACATTTTCCTCAATAGAACCCTGCTTATCTAATCTAGATATAATAGAATCAAAGTCTGCTAATGCATTAGGATTTCCACCTGACCATACATTACCTCTATTTTGTACTACATAGAATACACCCTCAGAACCTTTGTTACCAACTTGAGTAGAAGTCGTTTGTGCTAAAACACCTGATCCAGCTTCAGCAGGAACAGCTTCAATCATTGCAGTCTCTAGGTAGTCATCAAAACGCAATCTTGTTTCGTGCTCAGACTTCAAGTACCATAGGTAACCTGAAGCACCATTTTCTGTAGTTACCTCAATCCATCCGATTTGAGCCATATCAGAACCTGATACCGCATACTTATCTTTTATGATAATTGGTGAATTTTCAAAGATAAAGTCATCAGCCTCTAAAGAACCTTGCATTCCATTTGTTCCTTTTCTAAATTCAGAACCATAAATGAAAATACTTGCATCAGCATTTCCTACTCCTGAACCACCTGTGTAACCTGCTGCATCATAAAATGCAAGTGTTACCTGGCTGTTTGCAACGTTTACTAATGTAACAATAGCCTTAAACTCTCCTGAACCATCATTGTTTACAACAACAACCGTTTGTCCTACTCTAATTGCTACCTGAACAACTGCTCCTGAACCAGGTTGTGCTGTTGACCCTGCTGGGTTTAGTACATCGTTTACTTGAAAAATTGCTTCTCCTCCAGCTGCTACTGCTACAGTTCCACAATTTACATATTTAGTGTGTAGTCTTCCCTGCTCTGCCCATTTGATAAGGTCAGAGTTAGAAGGCATTTCTGCTCCAACCATTCTAATGAATGAGGAGATTGTTCTGTTACCATAACGCTCGAATTCTTTTTCGTATGTGTCTGGTAAGTACTGACTTAAAAAACTGAAGTCAGTTATATAATTTGATGCCAAAGGTGTTTGATGCGAACTTGGTTGCAAGTCAAAACCTGGCGTAGTCTGTACTGATCCTGCCATAATTTTACTATTTTTTTAATTAATTATTTTCTTTTTATACTTCTTATTTTAAGCCCCTTACCACTATCGGTATTTAAAGACTTAAACTGTGTTCCTCCCTTGCTAGATACTTCAGGTGACCTACGTTCTGACATGTTAATATTCTTTGTCTTACGCATAACATCCTCTGTAGCATTAGATTTACCTTGTTCATAAAAGAACGCAGCAAATTTTTCAGGATTCTGTGCAATCGCTACACTCCTATGAAAACCTTTAGAATCTTTTAAAAGACCGTCATCATCTAAGTATTTGGTTGCCCATCCACCAGGATTCAATGCATTACTTTTTAAGTCTTCTAAACTAGACGGAGAAAATGTTAGTGTCTCTTCACCTACATTAAATTCAAAACCTTTGAACTCAGGCGTAAATACCTCTAACGTTTTAGAGTTGTAAAACTCTTTTTTTCTTGCAGTCTCTTCATCATAAGATTTTGCATCTGCGATATACTGCTTATAACCATCCATGTCTTCGTCAGATACATTTGAAGATTGCGTTCCCCTTGACTCAAGTGGTTGCTTGTACTTCTCCTGCATTCCTTTGAAATAATCTTTGGCTTTAGCAATAGCTTTTTTCTTCTTTAACTTAATTTTCTTTATGTCAGACTCGTCGTCTAAGTCTTCATCAAAAGAATAGTCATCCATTAGGGTGTCTATATCCTCCTCGTCAAGACCATCCTCAGTCGCAACTAAGTAATCCTTAAGTAAAGAATCAGGGTTTGATTCATCAAAGTTTTTTTGTAACTCTACAAAATCTTTAATACCTCTGCCTGTATCTTTTTTATATTTAAAGTAAGCAGCAACATCATCAGGCAATTCTTCCTGAGTTTCTCGCTCACTCATTAACTCATCGAATGAATTAATTTCTTTGTTATATCTTTTTCCAATATATGAAAGAACGTCTTCTTCTTTTAATTCAGAAGGCTCTTCTAATTTTAAATCTGCCTTTGGTTCATTGTTTAATTCAACTTCGTGCTTATCTAAAAGCACTTGTTCAACCTCTTGAACTGATTTTTCTTCCCCTACTGTTACTTCTTTTACTGTGAATGCCATATGATTAAATTTAATTACTACAAATGTAAGAAAAAAATAATAGTGTTTTTAAGCCCTACCTTGGAGAAAACTCAGAAAGATCAAACCCATCTAAGCTATCCTCGTTAGACTCAAAATTTACTGGTGGTAAATTATTTTTTCTTTGCTGTATTAGTTTTGATTGTTCTGTATTTGCTTGACTAATTCTTTTAGATTTAGCACCCTCTCTTTGATCTTCTCTTTGAGATAATGATTCAGAATCTAAGCCCCTTAACTGTATGTTATAGTTAAACTCTTCCTGCATTAGCTTGCTCTTTAATACCGCCTCATTATTTTGTTTCTCAATCTCAAACGCTATCTCTGCCTGCTTTAATTGCATCTTACCTTGTATTTCAGCTTGCTGCTGCTGAACCACAAGCTGTGCACTCATCTCCTGAGACTTTAACGCTTGCTGTGCCTGCATTGCTTGAATTTGCATTGCCTGCTGTTGTTTCTGTTCCTGGAGTGCTTTACGTTTTACTTTAAGCAACTGATTAGCTAACTTAATGTTTTTTATTTCCCTAATATCAATAGCGTCCTCTAAGTTTATGTCACCCTTAGATAAAGCCATCTGTATGTTTTGTTCTAACTGTGCTTTTTGTTCCTCGTCTGGAGCTATCTCAATAAATATTCCAAAGTCATATATATATAAATCTTTTATTTCATCTAAAATACTAACATTGTATTTACCAATAGAGTTAACAAAGTCATCCTTAAAATCCGCATACTGTAATATATCTGCAATTCTATATGTTATTGCTTCGGCTAGAGTTCTATAAATATATAAAGAGCCCTCTAGTATGTGCCTGGTAGCCACGTTTGAGTTTAGTGCAGCTAACTTTTGTAGTCCAACTAAAGAATTAGGATCAGGAGTTGATGCATCTCGCGCCTCATTTAGTCCTGTAACTTGCCTAATCATTCCTAAGTAATGGTTGTAGTTTGCAATAAGCATTTGTGTTTTACTAGCACCTGAACTTGATTGAAGTTCTTTGATTGGAACCTTTCCTTGATTGTACTCGCCATCCTGTGTATAGCTTCTACCAATAACAGAACCTGTTTGAAAGTATAGCCTTAAAGCATCCTCTGGGTTATAAGCGTTTCCTGTACCAAGGTCTACCTCATTTAACCCATCAGCATCAATGTATACACCGTCTGGAACAACCCTAGAAATAACTTGCTGTAATTTTAAATGAGTAATTTGAATTAAATCCGCAAATGGAATCATACGTCTAGTTAAAGATTCTATAGCGCCCTTATACATCCTTGGAGCTGTAGCCACATAATTTGGAAGTGCGTGTTGCTGGGCAGACTTTGGTCTAACCATATTCTCAGCAAGCTCCCACTTTAGTAAAATATTTGTACCCATAACCATAATACCCTCGTACCAAACGTCAATGGTTTTTTCCATTTTTTCAAAACGACCCTCTTCCATCATCTCAACAGGAGGATTAAACTGGTCATCTTTTTCAATAACCTTTGTCCCACCGTTTTCTAGTATCTTTTTTTTATACACCACTTTTTTTGTGGTCTTATAGTTAAAATACATAAGGGTAACTGTGTCTTTGTAAAAAATATCATTCTCATAAAACTGAGCTACATTGTAATAGTCGTACCAACTTTGAGAGTATTTAGATATTTCTTCTAAGTCCTCGTTTGTTAGAGACTGATCAATTTTCATTAACTCAGTAATTGGCAGTGTTTTAATTTCACCCCAATAGAAACAATCTTTAAATTGAGGATCTTCAGTGTAACTGTAAACAATATTTGCAGGGTCTACATACTTTACTTCAACACCTGCGCCTGGTAAAAATTCATGCTTTGCACACCCTATACCTAGAACAGTTAAATCGTAATCAATTCTTTTTCTTGCGTCGTTGTAATGGTTTTCAGCAAACACAGTATTAATAGCCTCTTCCTCAGCAATCTCTATTGCTGGCTTGTACTTAAGCTGCATGTAAAGGTTTAGCTCTTCATCTGTTTGAGGAAGATCATCGGGGTTCATAATAAACGGATCAGCACCTGTTTCTTTTTCAATAATCTGCAGTATATCTTTCGCTGCTGATTGACCCTGTATCATATCCTGATACTTACTTCTTTGAGACTGAGACATTGCATCTTCAGCATACACTTTTACATCAAACAACCTGTCATTCATTCCGTTAACGACAACGTCAACAAACTTTGGAATAATAGGGACAGGAGTCCAGTCTAAATTTAAATAACTTAGATCACCATCTACCGCAAGCTCGTTTTTATATTTTGCAACCGACTGCTCACCTCTTGCGTAAAGTCTTAATCTAGAAAAATCTCTCCATTGATTGTAATACCTACATCGACTTCCATCACCCTTAAACCATTCGTATTGAATAGCCTGACCTATCTGTAAGCCAAATTCATCAGAAGCTTTTTTTGAATCAGAAACAAACTGACTTGGAAAACCAACTGACGAGATATTTATTTTTACGTCTTTCATTTATCTAATTATTTCACTACAATTTCCTTTATTCCTGTATCTAGCAAAGTTAACTATAATTTTTGATTCTTTTTTTACAGGCTGATACAAGTGTTTTTGACAAGCCATGATAGCCAAACCAGAGCTAATTGACGCATCAAACTTGGTTCTGTTGCTGATGTCAAACTTAGCCCAGTCTTCTAACGTACTCCCAAATGGCATATATCCCATCTCATCGGAACCTATTAAACCTACATACGTTTCAATATAAGACTCAATAGCGGCTGCGTGAGCTTGCTTTACTGACTCACTCGAGTTAGGTATACCCCCAAGTTCTTTCTCTGTCTTAGAGAGCTTGTTTTTAAGTTTATCAGGGCGATTGATACTATAGCCTCTGTACCCCCTATTTTTAAAGTGATACAAAAGCCTTGGCTTATTGTTTTCTACTAATATAGGCATACCATAAAATACACATGCCATTAAGACATCCTCAAAAAATATTTCTGCAGTCTGTGGTCTGGCAACATATTCTAAAAAAAACTGATTGACTGGTGCGTCATCCATGTGATAACTAGTAAGCCCATGCAAAGCTCCGTTAGAAGCACCCCCACCAACTGTTCCTGATATATCATAACTGTCACAACCAAACGCACCCAAATGTTCGTTTGCAGGATAAAATATTCCGTTTTTTTTAATTTTTCTATTTTGTAAAGTTTTTTTAGGAATCCATCCCAATAAAAATCTACCCCTATTGTTAGGAGTCCAGATAACCTCAGTGTCTTTTATTCCATTCTTCCAAGAAAATGATCCCCTTGTTAGGTGGTGCTCTTTTATTAAAGAGTCGTTATAATCTATCTGTTGATATATTTTGGTAAGGTTAAACAAAGACTGCTTGCTCTCGTCCCTAAACGCATGAGACTCTGTTCTAGGAAATTGTCTATAGAATTCGTTTAATGCGTCCGCATCATTTTTTAAAGAGTCAACCTCATTTTGCCAGTATTCTACTACATTATCCATTGGCATACCATACTCGTCAATATAGCCCTCAAAGTTCCATTCCATTGGAATAAACAAGGAGTAAAGACCCGATTTTGTTTGACCGTTTGCACTTCTGTTTTTAGTGCTTGAGTCGTTATATAGTTTCTTAAATTCCTCCCCACCCTTGCTTAACGCATTTGATGTTGACCCCATCATACACTTACCAATAATTCTTTTACCTAGCCTTAAACAAGTTTTAGTAACACGATAATTATTTTGTATATTGTTTGGCTTAAGCCATTTACCACTCTCATCATGAGCTAGTAGTAGTAGTTTCTCACCATCATATGAGTTGTCATCTGTATTCTTCCAGTCAATGGTAGTGTCAAGACCCTCCATCACATTGTCATCTATCTCATACATATTCTTTTTTGTAATCTTAGATGCAGGAACCCTAAAAGCTAATTCTGTTTTAGGTTTATCCATACCATCCTGTACGGGTTTAAAAAAGAATGGATAGTTTCTTACAATTGGTACAACCTTATCGGTAAACATTTTCTTTGCATCTGGACCTGTTTTAGATAAAATACCTATACGAGAATTTTTAGATATGGTTCCTATATTTGCACACTCTTCCGAAGCCATATAAGAAAA